GCACGTTGTTCAGTATTAGCACCACGACCCACAATTGAGAAGTTGACCATACCTGGACGTTCTTCAATATGAGTACCAGTAAGATGTGGAAATTGTGTGTTATCTAACCAATATCTTAATGTTTGATGCGCTGGTACTTTTATCTTCCATGGATTATTATGTACGTTTACACCTTTCTCCCATACAGAGTTGCCATTGCAGTTATAAGAACGTGCTACAGAATTAAATAATCCTTTTCCTATTTGCTCAATAGTCTTTGGTGCATCACTCCCTGTTGCTAAGTATACAGGATTATCTTTTACAAATCTTAACATAAATCTTAGAAACTTTGGATCAATCGCACATCTGCTTGGAGTTAGTGTGCCATCTACATCAAAGATGTATCTAAGCATGTGGATAGCCTTTGTTAAGAATAGCTGCCATTTCATCAGGAGCTTTAGCTAAGTTCTGTAAGTCCCATAGCCCACACCATTTAAGGAAGTGAATACCAACACCCGATTTGTTCTTAGGAACACTGCGTTCTGCAATAGTCTCAAGGAACTTAACTTTAAGATCATGCGGCTGTTCAGTAAGATCGATCAGCTTTTTATTGCGTTCATAATCGTCACGTACTGTATGTTCTTCGCCATTATGATCAGTCCAACGTTGTAGCATAAAGTTATTCCAACTAAAGCCACCACTATTACGATCTTCAAATGCTTCAATCATACCGACTTTATTCTTAGTCCCTTTCTTGCGACAACCTGGATATGCTGAAAAGATGTTATCTGATGTATCACCACGGATACATTTCTCAAACAACAACCACTCAGGGTCAGGGGGAGGGAGAACTTCTTTAGTCTTTTTATCTTTGATGGGTGTACGGTTCTTATCATCTTTGAAGTAACCCTGAGGAGTAATGATACGGTTCTGTACGCCATCGTATAGTGTTACATTGTCGCAAATCAACTGCTGATAATCACCATCACTTGATACAATAATGTGATGATCATTCGGATGCGATTCGATGAATACTGCAATCATATCATCTGCCTCTGCTTCTTTATTCTGAAGTACTGTGCAGTTAGTACGTGTTTCGACAAACTCTACAAGACTATCATATGCACCGAACATGATACCATCTTCTTCTTGTTCACGTACAGATTTAGCTTGCTGTGCAGCACGGCGTTGTGCTTTATATGGAGTATAGAAGTCTTTGCGCCATGAGCGACCCTCTAAACAAAATACAGCGTGATCAGCATCAAACATATTGTAGCACATCTTAACACTAGACATCATAATGTGAAATGCCATACCGATCTTAGTATCGATATCAGCACCACGATGTCCTACGTGCTTTGCTCGGTGAAACATGTTGAGACTGTCAACAAGAATAAAAGTAGCCATTAGTAATCCTCTATTGTAATTTGATTCTATCTTACACGTTTATTGAGTTGTTGTCAAGAGTATTCTGCACTATCTTCGCCTGTTTTTAGACGTTGTATAATAAGACCTTCTTTACTAGAAACATCAAAACTCTTTGGATCACCAGCTTCATCTTCTAATTCACTTAAAACAATATTTCTGCATAAATCATTGAACCAGTTGTCAACTATAGTATCTTCCTCTGCTCCCTCGTATCCGCTATTGGCTAGATACTCTACAAAGTGTTCGTTAAAATCTAGTTCAAAATGTCCAGCACCTGGGTTTTCTTTATCCAGATCCATATTGATTACTTTGATATATGGTTCACCGTTGAGTGTTGCTGTTTTCTTAGTGTGTTCTTCTTCTGTAATGTGTCCAAATTCTAAATCGATATTTGCAATTTCTTGATCCATATCTTTTTCATCTTTGATTTTTCTTGCATTACTTCGCTTGATTTCTTCATCTGTCATAAACCAAGTCTTGGGTTTAAAAATATTCATGTTACACCTTTAGTTCTGGAACAGCTTCTACTAGTGCTTCTATTCCACCTTTAATTGCAAACATATTTTCAAAATTATTATTTTTTAAATATTTTGCAACTTGTTCTGCTCTGGCTCCATTGTCACATATAAAAAGACACACAATATATGTTGGAGCCATTTCAATTTGTTCTGGAATATCATACATAGAGATATTAAAAGTATTTTTAACTGCTCCTTGTTTCTGAATTTCATCTGGTTCACGGATATCAACTAAGATATATTCTTCTTGATCCATCCATTCAGCAATAAATTCGTCTACTGTAATGATTTCATTTTCTTCATTAGTTTTATAAAAACTCATATTACCATCCAATCTTTTCCCACGGCACATCTTTATCTCCGAAATGTCCGTATACACAGTTCTCACTGTAGTTATAAAAATTAAACATATCGAAACGATCAATGATTCCTTTTGGACTCAAATCGATATTATCACGAATGAACTTTTCGATACTCTTGCTGTAGCCGTTTGACTCAACATAGATACTTGTTGGTTGCTTTACACCGATAGCATAAGACAACTGAATATTACACCAATCAGCCATTTCGTCTGCTACTACATTCTTTGCTAACCAACGTGCCATATATGCAGCACTGCGGTCTACTTTGGTCGGATCCTTGCCACTAAAAGCGCCGCCACCATGGGGGGCAAAACCGCCATAAGTATCAACGATAATCTTACGTCCAGTAACGCCAGCATCACCATCAGGCCCACCAATAACAAAGTTACCAGTAGGATTAAGATGCCATACAGTATTTTCATCAATTAAGTCTCCTAATACATTCATTGCAGCAAGTTTACTAATATTTCTTGCTTGCTCTACTTGTCCTTCTCCGTGCTGTGTACTAATAACAACTTGGTCAATACGCTGTACACGACCACCATCATATTGCACACTTACTTGTGACTTAGCATCTGGGCCTAATACATGCTGTCTTTGAGTTTTAAGTTCTTTAAGAACTTCATGTGCATAGTAGATAGGTGCTGGTAGATATGCATCGTTATCGTTACATGCATAACCAAACATAATGCCTTGATCCCCTGCACCAAAATCATCTGTACCAAGTGCAATGTCTGCACTTTGTGCATGGATTTCATTGTAGATGTTTAGCTTATCCCAATGAAACCCTTCTTGTTCATAACCAATTTCTTTAACTTTGTTTTGCACGATTTCTTTAACTTCATCTCTGCTTACGTTAAAGTTTTTTACTTCGCCCGCCAATGTTACGTGATTGGTAGTTACAAGTGTTTCAACAGCAACACGAGTCGTTTCATCGCCTGCTTTGAACCCGGCATCAACTAGAGCATCACTGATTTGGTCTGCAACCTTATCAGGATGTCCATCGCTAACACTTTCGCTCGTAAAAATATAGTTTTGATTCATAGTTGTTTCCTTAGTTTTTCATAGTCAATAGGAGCTTCCATAGCCCTACGTAATTGTTCATTTTGTTCAAGTCCCCCAGGCATTTCCGAATAAGGAGATGTGGAGTCTTGGAGTAAATCGCCATCCTCTTTCCATGCAGGCTTCAGCCACGTCTTTAACGTTGAGGGTATATTCTTCACTGCGACCGCCCATTGGCATAAGATATACTGGACATTGTACCCCGGCATCTTGATAAGCACTAACAGCTTTTTCGACTTCTGTAAAATCATTTTGACTAGCGACAACAAACTTGAGATACATGTCACTATCAGTAACACACTGATACTCACTAGCAACATTAGGTTTAATAGCATCTTCCCAAGATTCTCCTGAAACACTAAGTTTCGGGGAACAACTCCAAGTGACTGTAAGGTCGTCGTGGTTGTTGAGATAGTTGTAGAAATCGTCATGTAGATGTTGTGTAGTGTTTGTTTCAAATGTAACATTCTTTAAGTCCTGCATACGTGGATGTTCGAATAGTTCTACGTAAAGTCGTTGCCACGCTAACAACGGTTCACCGCCTGTTAAAATAAGATGTACATCTTGTCCATCGTCTTGTGTCCATTTGCCCTGTGGAGTAAGAGAAAGCAAATGTTCTACTACTTCATCGATTGTAGAATCGTGAACTAGATGCTTGAACTCAGGATAGATACTAGCATATGTGTCGCATCCTGTGTGTATAATAGGTAAGTCTTCAAATCGTCTTGTAGTCTCATGTACCCCGTCCTTAATAAGTTGTTCAACCTCAGGATTATACCTTGATTTCTCTCTGTCCTTATTTAGTCCGAAATTTTGACAACGTAAATTACAACCGAAGGTTCGTAGGAATACACTAGGTACTCCTACAAACTTGCCTTCGCCTTGAAGTGAATAGAATGCTTCTGAATATCTTAGCTTCATCGTGGAGCAAACTCCTGTTGTAGTTTGATATTGTCAAAGAATTCTTTCTTAACACTAGGATCATCTAAGAACCCACCATTAAGAACTGTAGTCTGTGTCAAGCTACTATGCGCCATAATGCCACGATTCTCACAACAGCCATGTGTTGCTTGAATGTAAACACCTACGTGTTCACTATCAGTAGCCTTTATAATCTCACGCATAATGTCATTACACAGTTCTTCTTGTAGTGTACCACGTCTTGCACACCACTGTGCAATACGAGTATACTTTGAAAGTCCAATAACTTTCTCACCAGGAATGATACCTATGTATGCAATCCCAGCAACGGGCTGATGATGATGCGAACACATTGATTTAAGTTCAGAACGAACTACTAACATACCTTTGTAAGTATGTCCGTTGTCGTTAGGAAACGCTGTTGCGCTAGGTGCCGGATCATAACGTCCACTCATAATCTCATTGATATACATTTTTGCTAGTCTGCGTCCTGTATCCTTTGAGTTTGGATCGTTATGTCTATCGATTAGTAATGTATCTAATACATTTTCAAAAGCATCTGTTGCTTCATCGATAAGATCATCTTTGTCGCCAGGTTGTGTAAACACCTGACTAATGTTGTCACCCGCCCAGTGACGTATACCAGCTTCTTCGAGTCTGGCTTTTAATATTGCGGAAGTCTTTGTCATATACTATGTTCCTTTATTATTATGATATGGATATGGTAAACCCACTCATAATATTATAATACTACAAGTGGGTTAATTTGTCAACACTTATTTTAAATTAATTAGTGTAGATAAGGTTCATCGTTATATCCAAGTGTGTCTCTTGCTGTATCAGCAATAGAACCCATATCTTGACGATCTACGATTGTACCGTCTGCAACAGTTGATAGGTCTGTGAACCCACGTGTTGCTGATGTTGAACCTTTATGAGCTGCACGGTGTGTAGCACCTTTAGTTGGTAGGTCATCTGATGTTTCTGTAATAGAACCGAAATCAGCAAGTTCACGTAAATCAATTGATCTGCGAACTTTAACTTTCAAGCCAACGCCTACGTTGTTAGTAATCATACCTCTGTAACGAGCCATATTATTTCTCCCAAAATATGATAGAAAGCTGGGATACTCTCTATCATATGTATTTATCATGTATTTTCTTTAAGATATGTTATTAGTTTATCACCAGAATAGAATCTTTCTACGTTGCGTAGTTCTTCATTCATTGTCCAAGTTAGGTCACTATTCTTTGACATTTGCATATGAATATATGCTTTAATATTTTCAATGTTTTTCTTTGTTGCATCTAATGAAGAAGTCCATTCACTTGGATACTTGAATTGATCACTCCACATTTCACTGTACGAGAGACTATCTGGAACCATAGGGATAGCACCAACTTGCAATCCTTCATAGACAGAAATGCCTAGAGTTTCTTGCAAGTTAGCACTAAACACTAATTTCGCTCTTCCGAGCAAAGCGTGATATTCTGGCTTTGTTAAGTTTAATTCTTGACATTTAATGAACTGATACTCTGGCATCTGTTCAGCAATATAGTCAAAGACTTCTGGCTGTTTCTCAGGAGCAATACGATGTGGGAATACTATGATGTCCTCTTTCGCCATACTCTTATACTCTCTGAGATCCTCTTCAATGTATTCCATAGGCCAACCCACTTGTCTAATAGAGTGAAGTAGTTGCCTGTCGATATCACGGTCGTCGTCCCAAAATGTATTTGTAAACAAATCAATATGGAACTTAGTAGCAAAAAAGTTATCATCATAACAATCGTACATACTCATTTCCGCTTTACGAACCCATGAAGCATCGCCAATTAAACGTCCTAGGAAATCTTGTGGATCGTAGCTACCAGCATGCCACAAACCACCGATTCGGATTTTTATCCCAAGCAATTCTGCCATATATTTCAGCTGGATAACAGTGGGATTCCACGCATCAGTATAAAGAAAGTAATCCCCATCTTTGACTTCGCCATCACAGATAAGTTTTGCAATCTTCTCTAATTGTGCGCTCTTATAGATGTTCGTTCCACCAAAGTTAAGAAAAGCACCGGGTGTAGTGGCTTCTGGAATGTCGGTTGGACCGTCAATCACAGTAACATCAATCCCGTTACTTTGTAACAATGTGGGGAGATGTGTTTTCCACTGCTTAGTATAGCGAGATTCAACACTCTCCAAGTCTATAAGATATAGCATCTAATTTCCTTTGCCATTTTATTCACTTAGTATTGAGAACACGGGATATCCCTTAGCTCTCAGTTTATCAGACCCGCCTAAAAAAGTCAAGTCCATAATCGAATGAATACCAACTATGTTACCATTCATTCGTTCTATCAATGATGTAGCCGCTAGTAGTGTCCCACCAGTTGCAATAACATCATCAATTATTAGAACACGGTCATCGTCTAACACTGAGTCAGTTTGAAGGTGTAGTTCGTCTGTGCCGTATTCTAATTCATATTCCGTTGAGATAGTCTCACCCGGAAGTTTACCTTTCTTACGTGCCATAACAAACGGTTTGCCTGTAATAGCACTTAGCGCACCAGCCATTGGAAAGCCACGTGCATCTAATCCTACGATTCTGTCGTAGATGATATTCTGTTCTTGAAATGCTTGAATAACTTTAGTCAATCCTGAAGGATGATTAAAGATACTAGCCATATCCTGATACATAATACCTGGTTGCGGATGATCAGGTACTACCCTAACCATCGCTTGTATTTCTTCACTGAGCGTCATATTCTACTAATGCTCCGTTTTCTCCGTCTTCAGAGATTTCGATTTTAATATCACGCCCTGGATATTTTGCAACGATTTGATCAAACAAATCATCAGACATCATTTCACATGATTTATAATCAAGTTCAATAACGTTATCTTTGTACAAGTTTTCTAACCAACGCTTGAATTGAATGAATTCAATATCTCTGTCATTATGTGTTACTTTAATTGCTACACGGAAATGAAACATGTGACGATGCGGATATCCCAAAAAGGATACATCATATTCATCACCTGTCGCTAGAGCAGGATCTGTCAATGCTGCAGGATACTTGTGAATACCTTCTTTTTGAAACGTAACCCAAATCCAACGTTTTGCATTTTTCTTTTGTTTTTCCATATCGTCTTTCATGTTTGCTTTCCTAGTTTCTGTTAGCATATAATTATAGTAACTACCCATTATCTCCAAGTTCCCGCTCTAGTGCATGTATTTCTTGCTTCATTCGAAGTTTCTCTGATTTTAATTGAGACACATCCATATGTAGTTTATACTCTTTTTGGATATGATTGTCAAGTGTTCTGTGCTTAATTCTTAGTGCTTCTAGTCGTGCTTGTTTCTTTTCGGGTGTCATTATAATCCTCCTTATCCGAATAAGTCTTCAACTCCGTCTGGAGTATCATACTCTTTTTTCTTTCCCTTTACTGCTTCTACATACTCTTCCGTTTTCACATTTGCTTCTTCAAATTCCATAAAGTCTGGGGTAGTTGAAATATTTTGCACACGTGAACCTTCACATTTACGTAAGAATGCTTTAAAATCTGTAAGCATTTGCATAGGGTCTTTAGTGGATGGGTCAAACAATACTTCTACAAATTTAGCAAAGTATAGAACCTTATCGGGTACTACATCTGATAAATTATTAGTTTTGCCCAAGTTGATATTGTTAATATCTAGTTTATCATGTAACATTTCATATTCATGATCAAACCTGCGAATTGCATCTTGCATACCACGAATATGATATTCAGCGTTATGCGCTTGTATTAAAATGTAGCTTAGACTATCCCAGCTTGATTTTGCTTCTTTCTTGTTTCGATTGAGCATACCAGGTTGCATGTAATTGATATCTCGCATATTCAAACGTGAGCCGATTTCGCCTTCATACAACCAAGGTTGTTTATCATTACTGATATCCTGTCGCCAATTTAACTTCTTAGTCTTATAAGACCAAGCATTACCATTCAAGTCAGGATAGTCATAAGCTAATCCCTTTGATGCAGTAATGTAGGGAGACGCTGCATCAAAAGAGATTGTTATGTTTGGATTGACATGTTCTCGTAGCTGTCGTTGAATTGCAGTTAACATTGCACCCCAAGGGAGAACACTAATACCGAGAGTGTGAATCCAAACATCATCTTGGTCTGCCTGACCAAGAAGACCATCATCACGTAAACGAATAAGTCTACGTAACAATAATTCAGCATCACCCGCATGATCGCCAGCCATCGCATAACCTTCAAATGCTCTATCGCCATATACTGACTTGTCATTAAAGTGCTTGACTTTCTCATACCACAATTCACTAGTGTCCCAATTAGAACCGTGTAAAGTGTTTAAGAACTTTGTCTTACCGGGTGTTCGGTGTTTAATAAAGTATTCATGATTAAAGATTGTTTTGTCTACGCATTCTTCCCAGCTTTTGATACCGTTCTTATCACGATATTGTGGCAAACATGCCCAACCTGGAATATCAAGTGTCATAGAGTAATCACAATATTCTTCTAGCCACTTCATAATACCATGACGTGTAGTATGCCAACTCCCATCAGCATCATAGAATTTATCCCATTCAAGTTTCCAAGCTCCAGTACCAATTTGATACCCACCTGAATCCCCTACTAGAACTGTATTTTCACGGTCACGGTTCACAACCATACCATCTTCGATCTTAGTTTTTTCTAAGTCTAGTTCAGCATGTCCAGCAGAATAGAGACCATGTGAATAATACACATAGCCTTTATCTTTATCTAAGATGTTGAGACCATCTAGACCATGTTCGAACCCCTCAGGGATACGCTCAGGAGGGAACATGTCTGTTGTGCCTGCGTAGTGTTGTGAAATCTTACGAACATAGAAGTTCGAAATAGCAGGCAGAAATACTGCTTGCCCATTACTAATGTTATTTTTACCTAAATCTTTAACCATGTATTGTTGTATCCTTATATATTGTTATACTTCTATTTAGGTTAATTGCCAGATTTAGCTGGTAAAATGTACTCATATAGGCCCATTCCTGAGTCTACGTGAATAGCCATAGCGCCTTGATCTGAAATCTTAATGCTCATAGATGATGTATCACCTAGCTTCAAGATAGTTAGAACTGTTGCTAGTGGGAATGACCAACCAGATTTCAATTCACCACTTACATTACGTGCGAATGTCAAGTCTGCTTTATCAGTTGATGCATCGCCAATTGTAAATTGCAAATCACCATCTACTGTTTTTACAGTGAATAGAGGATCATATGCTGACAAGATTGCCGCAGTTTGTTGCAAGTCTTTAATTGCTTGCTGTGTTGGCATGACTTCAACATCCCATTTAGCACCTTTAAAGTTTGCTGTTTTAATCTGTGCATCAACAAGTTCACTTACGATTACACGATAAGTTGAATTCATAATGCCAGGAATAGCAAAGTTAAATGCCGCTGGAACTTCTTCGCCGTTACGTTCTACACGACTAATATCAACACCTGTTGATACTGCTTCGCCTTCATTGTTACGACTTTCATAGCCCAAGTAACCATTCAATACACCCAGACGACCTAGACCGAATTTACCAGAGAATTCTGGGACACGGTTATGCATCTTTGCACGTAACACTACTGTACGATCATCGTCCATAGCATCTAGTACTGTTGTATCTTCATCTGTTGTTACTTTCACTGCTTGAATAATCCCAAGCGAATGTGTGTGTTTTACCACGTCTTTTAAAATATCACGCATATGTGTTCTCCTATATTTTATTAATTACTATTATATCACAAGTCAAACAAGTTGTCAAATGATTTTTCTTTACCTTGTGTAGTTTTCTTTTTAGTGTTGCCTATCTTTGGATTATCAACCCAATGAATAGTATTATTGGGTAGTATGCCCCACATGAACCAAGCATTGCCAAATGTAGGACTACCTCCACCTGTAAAGTCAACTCTGTTATTGTATACCAACGCACTCATACCATGTTCCATGAACATCTTGCCACGCTTATTCCCTTGAAAACTTGCGATAGGTAGCAATAGTGCAAAAGGTTTACCAAGAGCATAGCAATGCTCAATGAACTTGTCTTTGATACTATATGGTGGATTAGTTATAATCCCATCATGTACATCATCTGGTTCACAGTCAAAGAAGTTTTTCCCATTACTTGCTATGATGTTGTAATCGTATTTCTTAAAACCTTCTACTAGCAAACTAGATATTCCACTAGTCGCTTCATAGTAAGTCTTTGTCTTATCCAAATAAGGTAATAATGGAAGTACTTGATCTGGAGGAGTATAGCATTCATCTGATGCGGCATTCCTCCCCAAGCTAGATACTAGTTCTGTGTAAGTCTTTTTAGCCATTAGAATGAAAACAAATCTTCAAAAGTTTCTGATGCGTTAGCATTACGCAAGTCCCATTTTAGAACACCAATCAAGTTATCAATCTTCTTATCGATAATCGTTGTTTCCATCAAATCATGATCGAATGGAAGTTCTTGGAACCATTGTGGAATACGAGGTTCATCGATTGGATATGCAATACTTGTCATTTTCATAGGATTGTCTCTGAGCTTACATACAATAGTCTTCATACCATCTGTAATCTCTACAGAATATCTGTCACCGTGCATCTCACGTAATGTATTCCAATTAAGAGCCGCACTCACATGTCCTGGAAGTCTAGGCTTCTGTAGCTTGTCTTCTGAACTTCGTAGCTTAAAGTCTGCATTCTGTGCTTTCTTATATTTTGCAACATCGTTCTTAAACTTAGTTAAGTTATTGACACGTTTTGGAGTACCCTTCTCCCAACCAGGCTTATCACGAAACTCTTTCTTAAACTCTTTGACCATATCAACAATATCATCTTGATCCCCGCCAGTAAGTACTTTAAGCAAACAAGAACTAAGAAATGTTTGCATATAGTCTGGAGTATCAGAACGTTTCAAGTCAAGTCCCATAGCTTTAACTTTACCAGGCTTACCTTCGATATCACGGCGTTCACCATCATCATCATAGATAAGCATAGCATAGCGTTTCTTCTTAATAAAGATTGCTGATGTTGCTAAGTTCTCACGTCCTGCAGCAATGATTTCACCTTGCTTGCGTGGACAATTAAAGAACTCTTTCATAAAGTCAGGGAAACTTGCGTTTACTTGATCTGCGATTTCGTCATACATCGTAAGAGCAATCTCTTTATCCCATTCAATCTCACCACTATCAATCTCTTTACTGTATGATGGATACATTGAATAATAGATAGAGTCCGTGTCACCATAGATAACTGATTTGCCTTTGTAGTCATAAGTACCGTCGATCACTTCATTTGTCTTAGAACCCATGTGACGTGTGATACAACGACCACTAAGAGTAGTTGACTGACCGATACGCTTATCATAAAAGCGACACCCTTGATTAAGGATCGCACCATACAAACTGTTCAAGTTAATCTTTTTGACTAGCTGTCGTTTATCCCAGAAAGCGATTTCTTCTTTATCGCCCTTTTCAATGGCTTTCTTCTTATTAGCTTGTAGTACTTTACGTTCTGCATACCAACGCTCAAGTAGACTAGGAATAATACCTTGTACATCTTGCTTAAAGATAGTTCCGTTAGCACTGATTGCCCAAGGAAGGTCTCCACTGAATACCAAATCAGAGATTTCAGCACCTGTTAGTTCATGCGAGGATCCATCTTCCATATCAAGTGTTATGATTTGTGTCTTATCTTTTTCATTTAGTAAACGAAATTCTTCTGTAGAGAACGTATCTTCCCATGCTTGCGCAGCACCAAAGCCTTTGTTCTTACCACCACGACCATTGCGTATGCGTGTCTGGATCATTTCATCTGTCAAGTCAGGACGAAGTTGTGCAGTGATAGTTTCTGGAGACATATTTAACGCACGAATGATAGAAGGATACAGCGAGTTAATATCGATACCTGCTACCCACTTCTGTAATCCCTTTTGTGGATCTGCAACAAAAGCACCAGCCGCTTTCTGTGCTTCTGCCGCTTCCTCTTCTTCACGTGTAGGTTCGTAATCATCGTCTTCTGTGTCCCATGATCTACGCTTACGATCTGGAACAACCATGCCACGTCTATGTGCTTCGTTGATAATAGCTGATTCAGTCACAGCAACAGCACCCATAGTAGTTTGAATGTTAACAGTATTATCGTGTGCAATCTCGTTTGCAAGATCAATGAAGCGTAGCTTCTTATCTAGGTTATCAAGTAGTGCAGTATCCTGTCTGTTATATTCAATGAACTTGTAGAAGTCTTGATTGTATAACTGATCTAGTGTACCTTCGTAAGCAATCTTACGTTCATCAAGTTCGTATTCACCGATAGCATCAAGTGAATATGAATGCATTTCATGATATGTATATTTGCGATATAGTTCAAGATAATCGAGGTGAATACGACCAAGCAAGTTGTAACTTGTTTGCTCTTTACCAAATTTGATAAGTTTCTTAGGAGTAGGATACAAGTCCCATAGGCATAGCTTACGTGTATGAGACTTGCTCAACACACGCACAATGCGATTAAGAGTGTATGGAATATCGAAGCCTTCACTGTTCCAACCACTAAGTACATCTGCATCTTCGATAAGAGCTAAGAAGTCATTCAACAAATCTGCTTCGCTGAGATACAAGAACGTATCTTCAAACTTATCACATAGTCGTTGTGCTTCATCTAGTCCATCACCTTCACGCATATGCTCTGGTGGAATAACGAATGTTACGAGTTGTCCAGTCCATTGTAACGCTACTGTAATTGCAGTAATCGGCATGAACGGATCTTCGGGCGGAGCAAAGCCACGTGCAGCATCGAAGTCTACCTCGATATCGAAAAACGCTACATTCAACTTAGGAGAATCCTTGCCAAGATAATTTTCAGCAAGACATCTAATCTCTGGCTTGATATCACTCTCATAGATTTTTCTATCAGAATGCATACGTAGTTCTTTATGCAAGTCTTTCTTACGTTTGACTTTTACTTGTCGAACTTTCTCACCGTGAATACTTCGGTGACTGCCACTATCGTCACGTACATAGAACGTGCGCCAAGCAGGATAATCTTGATAGATTCTCTTGCCATTAACACGCTCTACAACTTGTACGATATCTTTATCTTTGTTGTAGTATGCGTCTACATAACTCATTTATAGTGTGCGTCCTACTGTCTGGAGTACTGTTTCTACATCTTCGAAGTCTTGTTTTGCTTCTTGCAAACGTGCTTTGTGTGCAATTGAGATTGCTTTATTGAGTACAGCTGGTTTGATATCCAACTCTTCTGCAATTGCTTTTACTGTATCTTTTAGTCCGCCTTTAAGGTCGTCTACTTCTTGTAGTACTGAACATCCTTCGTCTACAAGTTGCTTTAGTTTTGCTTTTTCTTCGCTTGAAACTGAATCTAATGACATGTTAATCTCCTCATATGGTCATAAAAAAAGGAATCTGTTAAGAATACTAGATTGCTCTAATATTCGCTATATGCGTTCAATTCTGTTGAGTTCATGTGACCAGCATTTCACATTCTCTATAGTATTTTGCTACTGTCTTCTTCAAACAACAAGCC